AGATATGTGTACATTCTTCACTAATGTATTTTTGCCTAATCGCATAGTAATCTTGCACACCAGTAACAAACAATGTCTTCATTCCAAACGCAGGAGTTTTTTCAACTTCTATGCCTGTAAAGAAGATAACATCTTTTGCTTTGCCTGTGTCATAATCTCTAATCATCTTTTAACTGGTCCTTAATTCTTAGTTTTTCTTTCTTTAATTGCTGTACTTCCATTTCATTAGCACGTTCTTTTTCAGACTTTTCTATTGCACCATGTAAATGTTCGTGCATCTTTTTAAGTCTTTCTAAGTTTTTCTTTTTAGGACGCAATGCCATTTTATACTTCCTCAAATAAGTTTGCAAACCCAGTGCTTGCATTTACAGTCTTCTTACCAATAGCGCCACGTGTACCAATAATCTCCATCCAAAACTTTGAATGTTTTTCAATTAGCGCATTTGCTTCGTTTCGGTCATTTGTTGCAAATATTTCATCTACAACATCTCTAAACATTACTCTATCAAACTGTTCTTGCACAAGCATATTAGGAACAACACCGTTGTCATACTGTCTATTAGCTTCTTGTACAGCATTAATATGACTCCATACGTTATGACCCATCTGAATAGCATAACTAAAGCTATCCCAGCTAGTTGAATCTCTTTTACGTAGTTGCTCGTTTCCTTCTTCGTCGAGGATAGGAGCACCATGTTTATCGCGATCAATTTCACCTTTAAGTATTTTAGGACCACCTACTTTGTTAACGTCACCTACAGCATAATGACATACATCATTAATCTTAATAGACTTAGTTAACGGACTATCAGTAAACGTTTTAAAGATTCCGTCTGCTAGAACACCGTCACGGAAGTTACGTGTATCGTTGGCATACTTTAGCTCGTCAATACTAGGAACCATTCGATAGACCCACTTCTTCCTATTTTCGGTTTCAGTTGTAATATAAATCTGTCCATTAGCTGTAGCTAAGAACGGACTAGCACAATCAAAAGTAATCATAAAGTTTTTATTATGATACTTGCGAACTGCTCTTTGAATGTCTGTTAATAATGTAGCCCATTCTAGTTTACTTGTTCCTAGAAAGTGCATTACATCATGTACGCCTTCTTCTAGCAATCCGTCGAACCGTAATGCAACAATCCGTTTAAGTGCCAAGTGTACATCACACATGTTCTGTCCACCCATTGACCACCCATTAAAGTGTGTATCAGGATACTTAGCTGGATCGCAGTAGTCTTTCATTTGCTCATACCAGTCATCAGCGTCTGCATGGTTCTCACCCTGCAATACGTTAAGGAACTTACAAGCACCTGTCCTATGCTTCATAAAGTAATCATTATTAATACGTGTTGCCGCAACTGCTTCTTGGTATGTACTAACACCAGTAGCCGCCGCACCTGCTGGTGAACGTGCAACCCACGCTGGAATATCTAAAATCATTCCGTAGTCCATATAAGCATCCATCCACGCAAGCACTTGCTCACGTTTCTTTTGCGCTTTGGGACAACTAGGATCTTTCCAGTCACCTTCCCAAACACCTTTACCAATTTGGAAACCACCTGAGTCTCCAAGTAGCCAACTGTTCTCACGGTCACGTTCTCTAACCATAAGTTCCTTTGGCGAATCTTTCATAGTGTCCAGTTCGGCATGTCCTGCTGAGTACAAAGTCCAATGATAGTTAAACAATCCATCCTTCTTGTTTAACCAATTCATACTTTCCATCTCTGGATAAGGTATTCGACTTTGCTCAACATATTCTTCGCGGCGTTGCTTACCTACAAAAGTAGCATAGAAACCACTTAGTGCTGGAAGGAAAACAGCATAGTCTTTTTGTGCTTCTGTAAGATCAGTGTTCATGTTTACTTACTCTGTGCTGGCAAAATATAGTTATACACACCTAGTCCACTATCGACTGTAATTTGCATTGCACCTTGATCACTCAAGCTCATTGTTGCTTGTCCGTCAAGATTAAGAATTGCCTGTACTTGTGCAATAGGGTATGTCCACGCATGCTTCAAGTTACCTGGTACATTTGATTGGAATACAAATTTACCTGCGTGTGTGTTTACATCACCAAAGTAAAACATTACGTCTTGTGCATCACCAGTTTGTTCAACCCTAATAGTAAAAGTAGTTTCTTCTGAATGTGCCGCACTTTGTAATTTAAGGCGTGTAATAGATGCAAGCGATGGAGTAAATTCTACATCCCATGTAGCACCTTTAAACTTAACGCTTTTAAGTTTTTCGTTAATAATCTCTGTCATCATAAAACGGAAATCATTCTGGAAGTCACCTGCTTCATTTTCAAAGTGAATACCAGTTGGAACAGTATTGCCATTACGCTCTTGCTCTGTAATGGTAAGTTTGCTATTCTTTTGATACTCTGGGTTTTTTAAATGCAAAGCAAGTTTATCCAAGTTAGGCATGCCAAAGATGTTAGCGCCAAACTCTGCTACTTTTTCTTTTGTGTTTGCTGTAAGGATAACGCTTCTATCCTCAGCCATTGATTCAACAATAGTCCCAGCATCATCGCCAGTCACTTTCACTAGATTCAAAAAACCCAACGAATGTGTTTTTGCCACTACGTCTTGTAATATATCTTTCATAAACTTCTCCTATGTTTCTTTTATTATACAGCCTTTAGCGGCCAATGTCAACTACTTTTTACTCTATTTCTTAAATCACTGCTCGAAAAGCGGTGTTCGCGTTTGTTAAAATGGAGTTCAATACCGCGTGAAGAGCATATTGCCCTTCCAGTGAACTTGCCATCTTTATATTCTTCACCAAGAATTCGTACATTAATATGAAGCATATTTAAGATGTCTTCTAAGTCGGATTCTGTTTGGTAAGGAATAATTTCGTCTACATACTTAACGGCGCTAAGTTGTGTATATCTTTCTACAATAGTTTGTACAGGGGCATTCTTTTCAGGTCGATCAATACTTGGGTCAATTTGTAATCCACAAATTAAGTAGTCGCATTGTTCTTTTGCATCTCTCAACATTTGTATATGCCCTGCGTGAAGCAGATCAAAGGTGCTACATGTGAAGCCTGTTTTCATTATTTAAAGCCTTGTTCTTTTAAAAAGTTTTCTACTGTGTATTTAGGTTTGTGGCCTAAACTTGCCATCAAATCTGTGTTTGCCTGTGTCTTTGTTCGTTCGCCAATAGTATTTACTTTTACAGGTAAATGCGGGGCTATATCTTGGATCCGTACAGTAGTGCCAGTACCGATGTCCAATGCACCAGTTATATTATTATGCATCAACAACATAATACCATCTGTTAGATCTTCAATGTGAATAAAGTCTCTTTCGTGTGTAGTTACATACTCTAGAGTATTATTAAGCAATTTGTCAAAGAACATTCTTGCACGAGGGCTTTCACTGTATACTGTATGGAAGCGCATAAAACAAACATTAGGGTGAGGAATAAATTCAATCACATGCTTGCTTGCGGCATAAGGATTTAATTCTGGTTCATACTGTGAACTTGATCCTGCTACTAATACACGAACATCTTGGTAGTGTTCTAGAATTCTTTTTGTTCCTTCTACGTTGTTATTCCAATACTTTGTAGGATCATCAAGACTTTCTCGTACTCCTCCAATGCCTGCTAAATGAATAACAAAGTCTGCCTTTGGTAGCTCTGCGGTTAAAATATTTTTACCTTCTCGAACATCTAACCCAATTATAGTATGTCCTCGTTCTTGTAACTTTTCACTTAACCTAGAGCCAATAAACCCTGCGTGTCCTGTAAGTAATATATCCATTAATCTTTCCTTTTATTATTATTGCTTTTTACAGCCGCATGTAATATGGGCATTGATACACCGACTACGTGTGCTGAGTACAATAGTGCTTCTGTATCTTTAGGAAAACATGCCCCGCCAAATCCTAGTTCGCCATCTGGTCCAGGAACTTGCATATGACTAGGGGTAATTCTTTCATCCATTCCTACTAGATCTTTTACACTGTTGTATGATATGTTTGCAATCTTGCACAAGTCAGATACTTCATTAAAGAACGCAACCTTAGTTGCTAAAAAACTGTTACGCAAATACTTTGTCATAATTAGTTCTTCAACTGTTGCATACACTGGAGTAAACATTTTGCACAAAATAAACACATCATTCCAAAACTCTGAATCGCCACCGCCAAATAACATCTTGTTCTGCTTTTCAAAGTCTTCGTTTGCATTAGCCGCTGTTAAAAACTCAGGACTAAATGTAATTTGTTTATTCATTGGTGCTAGATCTTTGCGCCAGCCTTCTAAACTAATTGTACTTTTAATTAGAATAGGTTTATCTTGAGGACATGCTTTAACTACTGTTTCAACAATAGTCATATTACATGCTCCTGTTGGAGTAGTTGGTGTCGGGACGCAAATAATATATCCTTCGCTATCGTCATCAATAACATTTTCATTATATTGCGGATCAACTATCTTAACATTATGATAGTCTTTGAGTACGTTATATACTGCTTTGCCTACAAAGCCGTACCCTATTAAAGTTAGTTTCATTTGTCCTCCGTTTTTAATTTAAGTTTTGGGTGTATAGCTTTATCATTAAAGATATCACCTGCCATAGCTTGTATTTGTTCAACAAGATGTGTTACTCGTATTACGTCATACTCTTCGCCAGGCGCTTTTTTATACTTTTCGCGATGTGCTATTATTGCCATATCTTGCATTGCTTGTATTTTCTTTAGTAATTCATCAACAGTATGTTGCATTAGTGTGTTCTCCTACCGTCAAATACACAAACAAAATAGCAACCTAGCGGACCAGCAGATACCCGATGAAACCATCCATCTGGAATAAGAACGACATCTCCTGCTAATACATTTTGTTCTGTTCGGTTTGCGTTTAGATCAATTAATTCCATTTTACCACTGCCTTTAACAAAGTAATATACTTCTTCTTGGTTCACATGTGCGTGACCCGAAGTTGACTTGCCTGGGTGCAGTTCAGTTGAGCTAACTACTAAGTTGTTTAAAGTTTTATTATCCGTTACAATATAGCGGTCGTCTTCTTTAACAACTTCACCGCCGATATTATCAATATGTAATTTCATTTTACTCTCCAAAGTCAAATAAACTTGAAAATGTATTATGCCTCTTTGTATCTTCTAGTGGATAGTTAAGTACACCAATCAAGTTGTCTAGTTTGTTATCAATAATAGTTTCTGCCATTGCCGCATCATCAAACGGCAACTCTTTGAACCACTGTGGAATACGCAACTCGTCTGTCGGGTATGCAACACTAGTATAACCTAGTGGGTTCTGTTTTAGTTTGCAAACAATAACTTTCATACCGTCGACAATCTCTTCCGAATATTTGTCGCCGTTCATACGTTTAAGTGTATTCCAATTAATACTAGCTCTAACGTGACCAGGCATGTTTGCTTTGCCTTGTTTTTCTTCTAGTCGCTGATAGTGCCCAACTTTGTTTGCACGTTTTGGACTACCTTTTTCATATCCAGGGCGTTCATGAAACTCCTGACGGAACTCTGTAATGCGATCAAGGACATTTTTCTGCGGTTTATCAGTAAGCACCATAAGTAATAGTTCACTTAAAAACTCTTGCATAAACACAGGAGTATCTGATCTACGTAAGTCTAAGCCCATTGCTTTTACTTTACCTGCTTTGCCGTCTATGTCTGTTCTAAAGCCTTCGATGTCTGTAACTAATGCCGCATAACGCTTCTTAGTAATAAACAATCCGCTTTGTGCAACAATCTCTCTAGCCGCCGCAATAACGTCTGACCTACTCTTTGGACAATGAAATGCTTCTTGCATCATGCCTGGAAATGTTACGTTTGCCGCTTCGCATACTTGGTCATACAATGTAATAATATTGTCTTTCTCCCAAGGAATCTTTCCTGCGTCAATGTCATCTTTAAGTGTAGGGTATGCGCTAAAGTAACAAGAGTCAGTATCACCATAGATCATTGCATCGCCTACATGATCATATACACCTGTAATAGTTTTATTAACTTCAGCACTCATATGTTTAACAATAGTACGTCCTGTTAGTGTTGTACTTTGTCCGATACGTTTGTCAAAGAATCTACAACCTGGATTAAGAATCGCACCATACAAACTGTTCAAGTTAATCTTCTTAACCAACTGTCGCTTATCCCAATACTCAGTTTCAACAGCATTCTTAGCATCTTTTGCTTTCTTAAGATGCGCCTGCAAGTCTTTACGTTCACTGTACCAACGTTTTAATAGTCCCGGTATAACACCTTCATGTTCTGTTGTAAAGATTGTGCCATTAGCACTTAGCATCCAGGGTTGATTGCTATCAAATATTAGTTGATGTATTTCAGCACCACTCAGGATATCTTGGTTGCCATTCTCCCAATCAATAGTAAGAGAAATGTCACGCTTCTTATCCATAACTGCTTCGTACTCCTCAGTACTAAAGCGTCCTTCCCAACTACCAGCAAAGGTTTTCTTCTTTAAGCCCATGTCTTCTGTTACACGAGCGTCACTAATCTCCGGACGTATTTGTCCTACAACAGTAGCAGGATCCATATTCAATGCACGAATCACTGATGGATACAGTGAGTTCAAATCCATTGAACCAACCCACTTGTGTAAGCCCTTCTTTGGAAATGCAACATATGCACCTGCGGCCTGCGTAGCTTCGTCATCACGCTTTTGCCTATTAGGTACTTGAAATCCACGCCTGTGTGCTTCGTTAACAATAGCTTGCTCTGTAACTGCTACAGCACCCATTGTAGTCTGCAACATAACAGTATTAGAGTGCGCCAGTTCGTTTGCTAGATCAATAAACTTTAGCTTCTTGTCTAGCTTGTCAAGTAGTGCAGTATCTTGAATGTTATATTCAATAAACTTACGGAAGTCGTTGTTGTATAGCTGATCAAGTGTTCCTTCATACGGAACCTTGTTCTCACCTACTTCAACTTCGCCAATAGCATCTAGTCGATATGTGTGACGTTCTTCGTATGTGTACTTACGATACAAGTTTAAGCTATCCAAGTGTACACGACCAACTAGGTCAAATGTCTGACTTTCTTTGCCATACTTTTCGTACATACGCTTCTTAGGAAGTTGTCCCCACAAGCAGAATCTACGTGTGTCATCTTTGCTTAATACCCTTGCAGTCCTGTTTACAGTATACGGAATATCATATCCTTCACTGTTCCAGCCACTTAGTACGTCACTGTCTTCAATTAATGTTAAGAAAGTGTCAATCATGTCACCTTCTTTTTCAAACAACATTACGTTGTCAATGCCTTCAAGCTCTTTACGTGCTTCTTCCATTGTAAGTGTCTTAGGAGGAACAGCAATACACACCATTGTGTCAAGCCACTGCAAATACACACTAATACTTGTAATAGGCATAAACGGATCACTAGGATCAGCAAAGCCTCGCTCTGGATCAAAGTCAGTCTCAATGTCAAAGAAAGCAATGTTTAGTTTAGGTGCATCTTGATTAAGATAGTTTTCACTTAAACATTGGAAGATTGGATTAATGTCGCTTTCAAACAACTTCTTTGAGTTGTTAATTGCTTGTTCCTTGCGAAACTCTTTAGTATTCTTACATACAATACGGCTTAGTGAATCACCAAATATGCTTTTGTACTTGCCTCTTGGATCTTCATGGTAAAAAGTGTACTTAATTGGATATTCTGTAAAGCGCCTCTTACCTTCTTTGCGCTCTACTACCCTAATAATGTCTGCATCTCTGTCAAACAGTGCGTCTACATAGCTCATTCTGAATCCTTATATTCAATATCGTTTATATTTCCTGCTATTACATATCGGTTGCTATTACACGCAGATACTCTGTGCAGTAAGGAAGACGGAAACATAATAATCATTCCATTATACACTGGAACGTGTACTTCGTCAACCTTTTCATGGTCGTCATTAAGTTGTATAAAAGTAAGTGGCGTAGGGTCGTCACCAACATCAGCATAATACACCCAACTATATCTTGAATATGTGCCGTGTTCGTGAGGCATACTGCATTGTCCGGGCAAGTATTCTTGAAACCAAACGTTTGCATCTATATGTAAGTTATTAGTATTTTGGATTTGGTCTGTAATAAATTTAGGACCACGAGGACGAAGTATATTAGTACAGTACCACAGATGAACTTCATCTAGTAACGGTCCAAGTACATCGCTATGTTCTTGATGTGCAAACCATTCAGTTTTCCAACCTTGTTCGTCTACACCAGGAATGCCGTTTCCTTGCTTTTTATTCTCTAGGAAGTAGTCAATTATACTAGCATCACTATTACGAGAACGTCCAAGATGACTGTGCTTGATAGTCATCGGGTGCGAGAGGTGGAACGTGTTTATACTATACTTCATTTATATCCTCGTTGCTTATTGGCCAACTTAACCGTCTACATGCCTAGCTATTGCTATTGGCGTTACTTCTATTTATTAGAACAATAAGCCCGCAATGTAAATTACGGTTAGTCCTACGTTCATAACAATTAAACTTTGTTCTTTCCAAAGGACACCAACAAGTATCCAAAGGCTATTACTAATAATGAAAGCCCAAATGTACAAAGGGTAAACATTAAATGCGGCTAGAGTAGCGGCTGTTAATAAACAAACAGTTGCTACCCATGCTAGCCATTGATAAGGCTTTACCACCATAACGCGGCAACTCCATATCCGTATACATTAACTACTGCAAAATATGCCGTTAACAACATTACCCAAGCCGCACCTCTACGTACAGCCGCATAACATTGTGTAATTGATCCAATAAAGAATCCTGGATAAACGAATAGCATATTTGGATCTCTTGCGTTAACAGCAAGTGTTAAACTTGCGGCTACAGTAAAAATAAAACTTATAAGCTCAAACGCAAATGCAGTTTTGTCTGTTGTGTAGCTGTTAATCCAGAACTCTTTAATTTTTTGCATATATTACTTGTCTTTTCCAACTGTTACAACTAGTGTTTCTAAATCATCAAACTCATTAGCCACTTTGTCCCAGTCACCTTTGTGTGCAACTTTAATTGCTTTATTAATAAGACCTGGCTTGATGTCAAGCTCTTCGGCAATAGCCTTTACAGTTTCTTTAAGACCTTCACTTAGATCTTCTATTTCTCTTAAAACTGTTGCGCCTTCATTAACAAGACGTTCTAGTTTTGCTTTTTCTTCTGCCCCGTAGGTACGATCACTCATAGATAAACTCCTTATGTTCTCTTATATTATACATGATTATTTAGGTAATGTCAAGCGTTTTATTTAATAAATTCACCAATTTGTTTGTGAACATCTGGATGATGAACAAGTTCTTTTAGTGTCATAACGTTCGGTCAAAAAAAAGCACCATTCCCACGTGGTGCTTTTGTGTAACCTTAACAGTTACGATTCTAAGGTAGTTAGAATTTGTTAGGCATCACCTTTTACTTTGTGACAGCTATCGCCTTTACCTCTCCGATAGCCTTTCCAGCATACTTTACCATGACTGCCTTTTTTCTTTTTACTCGTTTCTTCGTCGAGTGTAGTATAACTTGGATTGCCACACTCGGAGCACTTAGCTACTTTTTTTTTGAGTTTGCCTCTGCTAATTTAGCAAAAAGAGTGTCTTCGTAAGATCCGCCTTCTTTTACTTTTTTATTTTTCTTAGCACGTTCGCCACGCTCTGGAAGTTTTTTATAACCTTCACCTTTCATTGCGGCAAATTTATCTGCTTGTGCTTTTCTAGCGGCTTTATCTTCGGCATCCATCTTTGCAACACCAGCATCTCTATGCTTTTGTAGAGCATCGCCTTTTAGTTTGTGTGCTTTGCCATCACCCTTGCCTGCTAAACTCTTACCACCATTATAAGCGCCTGCTTTAGCCGCTTGGTCTGATGCACTTGATCTAGCTTCTTCAACAGCTTTGCCTTTAGTAGTAGCATCAACATAACGGTCATCACCGGCTTTCATTCTTTTGTATGCTTCGGTGCCGGCTTTTTTATCAGCGTCAGTAACCTTCATTTTCTTTGGAGCGGCTTCTTTAACATCTTCTTTTTTAGATTCAGTTACTTCGTCAAATTTCATTTCATAGTCTAAATGATGGTATACACTGCCTAAATAGTCAGCGGCTTTAGTAATCTTTGCTTGTACCCAACCATCGAGACCTTGTTCTTCACTTACGCCTTTAAGCATTTCGTGTAGTTTAATACCGTACTTGGCAATTTTGTATAGATCACCTCTAGCCATTTGTACTTCGTGGTCTTTATCAACTTTGTAAGCCATGTCAGCTAAACCAGTTTCTTTTAGATCTTTTTCTCTCATCATATTATCCTTGCATACACTTATAATGTATTTATCGTTTGATAGTCTTGCCGCCCATTAAATTATTTTTAATATCTAAGGCGCTTTTAGCTGTTCCATCTGGGTTTTTTGCTTGCGGTGCTATTGGAACACCGTTCTTGTCACGTTTGATCTTAGCATTCGCCGCGATTGGATTGACTACTACACCTATGTTACTCGAAACAGTTGCTCCTGAAGTAGCTTCTTCCTTAACAGCATTTTTTGTCTGCATATAATCATATAGTTTCTTACCGCCATACAATAGTGCAACAACTGCCGCGGCAGGTAATGCATATTTTACTGCATAGCTTGCTAACTTTTGAATAGCAATGGTGCTAATTGCACCTTTAGTAATCTTGCTGATACTGTTAGCCCATCCAGATGCATCTGTCGGTGCAACTGTTAATAATTCTTTAACTGCGGCAGGATCTTTAACTGCGTCAGGCACCTTGCTTATAATGTCAGCAGGTGCTGGTGCTTTTGCTCCACCTGCAGGTCCACCTGCTCCTGTGCCCGGTGCTACTGTTGTTGTAGCATTAGCATCCCACCAAGCAAAGTCAGGTTCATCTCCAGTAATTTTTTTAAAGATATCAAGTAATTCTTTGTCGTTTGGATTAGCTTGTATTTTATCCTGAAATTCTTTAGCAATTCTATCAGCAACATCAGGATCTTTTCCTTGT